TTAAGCATACTTTTCCGATAGATTGTATTTTATTCTTTTCAAATCGTTGCAACACACTAATATACTAACTCCAAGTCTGTCTATTACTTTTACCGCTGCTTGATATTCGTCCTCTGCGACATACATATCTACCTGTGCCATCAACTCTGTCAGAGTAGTTGCCTTACGCCTTATATTGTTAATTAATTTCTGCGCATCATTATTATCGGGTATATCCACATATAATTTCTTTGACCATTTTAACTCATTATTTGGCTTAAGAATTTTAAAACAATCCTGTATCGGTACACCCTGTATCATCTGCGCAAGTTTTTCGACTCCTCGTCTGTTAATAACGCACAAACTGGAAATCATTCTGTCAATTGATGGGTTGTTTCTTTTAAATTTTTTAAGCGCTTCGCCTTCCAACAAGTAATAATCTCTATTGCGTTGGAGCCGTCTTACATAATAACGTATCGTATTTGCGTTTAATCCTGTCAGTCGTGCTATGTCCTGTATTGTTATAACCGGTTCTCCATTATAGTATTTTGGTGTAATTTCTTCTGCCTTAGATTGCTGTTGTTTAAAATATGTATTCACTAGCTGCCTTTGCACTTCCCACGCTAAATCATCAGTAAATGATTTTACCAACATTAAATACCCTGATTCTGTTACTACAATGCCACCCCTAGGGCTGTTTATTCCAAATGTCCGACTTTCGGACATTTGCAGTTTATAGTAGTCTTCGCCTTCAATAAAATGCCCTTTGTTGTCATTAAATCTTTTTCTTGCTGTTCCTTGTGGTCTATTGTGTACAGTGTCTATATCCCTCAAAGTTACTACCCTTTTCCCTTGGTATTCTTTCAACGATAATTGATGATTATTAACCGTAATTGCATTTTGCATAAAAATTCCTCCTAAAATTTCTATTGAAATTCCAGAAGAAATCTGATATAATAGATTTATCAGAAATTCTTCTGGTGCTTGAAACAGACTTGTGTCTTTTGTGGGAGACAGTCTGTTTCATTTTTTTGTTTCCGAAAGTAACATTTGAATACCTCGTCGTATTGCTTCGCCTTTTGTTATGCTGTTTTTATTGCAATAATTTTGCAACTTTGTTTCCGTTTGTTCATCAAGACGAATACTATAACGAATAACTTTAGGCTTATCTGCTTTCGGTCTGCCTGTTCTTGGTGACATTACTTCACCTCACTTTCTGTCACACCTTTATTATACTTTATGCGTGACAGAAAGTCAAGAGTTTTTTTAAATTTTTATATCTATTATATAAATTTTTTAATTTGGACCCCATTCGGAAACAGAAATATCTGGTATAGTAATATTACCACCCATAGTTGATTCATATGTTAATAATCCATTTGATTTTCCCATAATTGTTATATAGTCGTTTTCTAAAATTCTCATATTAGCCGTTTTAGCTTTAGGCACTCTGCAAAAAATAATACTGTCATAGTCTCCTCCAATAGCAAGACGTAACTGTGTTTCTGAGGTTCCCTCAATAACTTGTATTACTTTACCATAAAATTTCACCTTTTTACCTATGTAATCATTTGGAGTACGTGCAAGCTGATTATATGTAATACCTGTTTCATAGCTGTTTAATTCTGCTTCTTTGGCTGCTTTTTCTTTAGCTGCCTTTTCCTCTGCCGCTTTTTGAGCAGCTACAGGATCAACTGTTGGCGCCGGCGTAGGCTTAGCGGTTGGAACAGGTTTAGGAGTTGCAGTTGATACAGATTGACTTGCCGCCAATTTTTGTTCTGCGTTATTGTCAGAAACAGAAACAGCTATAATTATAGTTAATACGACAATAAGCAAACATATTGACGATATCATAATTATTTTATCAATATTATTTTTCACTATATCTATCAGCGAATTTGTTTTCGGTTCATTTCCTGTTTTAATAGAATATCCACAACTATCACATTTGTTTTTATCCCCGACATAAAAACCACAATTAGGACACTTTTTTATAGATTGATTTTCCTCTCCCTCCTTTAACTCACCACCGCATTCATTACAAAACTTTGCGCTCTCCGGATTTTCAGTTCCGCATTTACTGCATTTCATTTTTCTTCATCCCCTTTATTCTATATTTTTCTACATAATACCATAATTTTCTTAATTTGTAAAGGAATTTTATGACATGTTCTCTAAATTCACATTTAATACATTCAGTAAATCATTAATTCATATTATAAAAGACACCCTGCATTGGGTGTCTTTATGGTTAATTATATTTTAATAGCGGCTCAATTTCGTCTACGTATGTGTCGTAGGGGATACAACGCCGCAAATTAATAAAAACCATATACCAAGTTTTACCGTCAATTTCTAATTCAAGTTTATCGTTCATGATTAATTCATCAACATTTGTCTTTAATCCTTTATTTTCTGCTAAATCAATTATATATTGTGCGGTTATATAATAAATTTCATTATCAAGTATTGTGTAATTTTTTAAATCTACTGGTGGTGTATATTTACTCTTCATAGTATCTTTATCAACCCTTTCTCCAATATAAGCTGTATTATCAGTTTCGTCATACTCTACTGTTTCGCCAAGTGCTTCGCTTACTGCCCGTAAAGGTAAATATGTAATATCATTATATAAGAAATTATCCGCTGTAACAGTTTCACCATTAACAACTACATTTATATCGTTTTTCAGCACGCTGATATTATCCCAAACACCGTTTGCTAAACTTCCAATTGATAGTGTACAAATCGAACCAATTAATAAGCCGCAAATAAATTTTTTCATAATTAACACCCTTTCGCTATATATTATTAACAATATATCATACAAAATAAATATATGTCAATACCTACATACCTTTCAACGCATTTATTTGCTCTTGTAATGATTGTATATCATCTTTTGTTGCTATTTCAGTGTTCTTATAATACCACGTTCCATTCATAGAAACTTTATTCGAAAGTGTTGTCAATAATTTTGAGTTATTACAATAAAATGTTACTCCGTCTATATCATTATATAATTTAAATATTTCAACACCATTATAATAAGTCGCTAAATCGCTATGTCTACCGTCAGGATTACTAACTAATCCGTGTAACTGATTATCACTGTTATAACTCTGTATTCCGTTGCCGTCTATAACGGTTCGTGTCTGTCCATTTTCACCCGTCATAAACACACCGCATATAGTTAAATTACCGTTGTCGTCCATATATAGCGATTTTTTGCCGCTTTCGTCAAAAAGCTCAAATACATATTTACCTAATTGTGGATTTAAGCCCGATTGATAGCGCAGTGTTCCGTTTCCGTCATACATTTGTATCAAATTATCCTCTATTTTAAGTTTTCCATTCTCTGACATTATGGTGATTAAGTTAGTGTATAGATATGTCGTTGCCCAATCGCTTCCGTCGCCGTGTCCAAATACTCCTATCCAGTTCCAGCCGTCGTCACGACTTTTGTCAGCAACTCCAATCTTGATTTTACCGTCTATTATTGCAACAGCGTACATTCCGTTAGGGGATACGAACATTGCTCCCGTTTCATACTGCGCTATTTTTTGGTATTCTCCGTTATTTTCGACTGTTACATCAGTGTTCTTTTTCATAAATTCAAGTGTGTTTGTCTTATATTCATTTCTTTCGTTCTGCGCCAGTCTCAAATACTGGTGAGCCGTGAACATACCGCTGAATGCTTCTATCATATTTATTGGCGGAACTCCTACGATAATAGAATTTTTGTGAGGCTCATACGGGTATTTTTTAACCGTTATAACTCTTTGATTAGATTTGATTCCGTTGTTTATGTCGTTTACCGTTACTATGTCACCAAGGTTTATTTCTCCCGGCAAATCCAATACTTTTACATTTACCGCATACTTTGGCACGTCTATTCTTTCCGGGTTGTCTTCTCTAAATTGTGTCTGTGCTGCCAGCAACAAATCTTCCTGGTCTGTTACTTCATCAAAGTTGCAGAATCCCTCATATTCTCCCAATGTATCATAGTTAGGACTTAAAATGTACTGCTTGTCTCCTTCAAGCGGCATGTCGTCCTTACCGTATGGGTACAGCTTTGTTACTAATGTATAAGTTGATATTTTAGGCTTTATTTCACAACCATTGTATCTAGGGTCAATGACAAAATCTTTCTTGCTTCCCAGCTGTCTTACAAGACCTATTTTATCATTGTCAATATATACTTCGCTGTGCACTCTATATTTTTTTAATGTTTCCATAAGCCTGTTGAGACACGCTATAGGAGTAGTCTTTGACATTTCGAAAAAGTCTATTTTGTCCGTGACAGGTTCAAGCCCCAGTGCTTCAATCTCTTCTTTTTTCAAAACTGTTACATACGGCGTTGTTGCAAAAATGCTCTCCACAATCTCATTTGCCGGGGTGTTTATCATATCTCCTATGTATTGCACATGCGTTCTGCACGCGTCCTGCAGAAGCGTTGACGCTGATATTGTGCAGTCGTCTATATCTTTAATTCTGAATATACGTCCGTCGTACCCGACTTTGCGGTCAAAATCAATCAATCCCCATTTTTTATCACCTTTAGGCAGAATAAATGTCAATTCATAATCTCCGTTTATTGACTGTTCAATACATACATCTTTTGCATTCTCTAAAAATCCCAGTCTGTCTGATTCATACTCTGTTGCGTCTTTGTCATACACTGCAATAAATTTCATTTAAAAACCATCTCCATATAATAATTTAGGTACATATTCTAATATAATCTGACCGTTTCCGCTCAGACAATTTATATTTATTTTATTTATTTCAGGTTTCAGCTCAAAAAAATCACCTGAAAAGCCACTCGGCAGAACCGCATTCGCACAGTCTATTGTTACAGGATTTCTAAAAGCCGCCGTACTGCTTATTGTGCTGTTGTTAACAGTCAGGCTGAATCCATTTGTTTCAGTCGTTGGCGTTATAACAACAACGGGTCTGACAGGAGCTGAGCCGAAATAATCTAATTCAAGTCCTGTTGCTCCTGCGCCGTATATTATCTCGTTTTCATCGCCCAATCCTAAGGGTATATCGCTGTCCAATGAATGGTTGCTGTCCAGCGGCACCCCTTTACTGTCATGTATCCAGTCGTTAAATGGTCTGCACCTGAATTGTATTTTGGTATGTCCGTTCTTGTATAATTCTATTGTTAAATCGTCTAAATCAACAGGCTTTGCTATCCATTTTACTGTTGGCATGTCGTCAAATATAAGTTTCCCGTATCCTCCGGCTAACCAGTTTGCGACTTTTGTTACGTTTTTTTGGAGTTCAACAGTATCGTGAGATACTAAATAAAAGTCAAGTTCCAAAACTTTATCGTCATAATATAACCGCCCTCCTGTCTCGGAGCAATCAACATTTCCGTCCCTATATGGCACCTCCTCATCAATCTGCCTTACAGGCGCGATTATCGGTCTTCCAACGGTCTTTACGATTACGCCTATATCATTGCTGTGTTTACCCCTAAATGTTATTCCATGTCTCATTTTTAGCCCCCTACAGCGGTTACCGTTTTATCCAGCACTTTATTTTGATAGAGTATTCCGTCCGTGCCGTCATTTATATTACTGGTAATATTCTGTGTTACTGTAATACTCGGTTTGATTTCCTTAATGGCAGCTTCTATTCTGCTCGTCATATTATCCATATTGGAATTTATACTCTGTTCCAGCGGCTCAACAACCGAGGCAACTTTTAAATTTGCTTCCTTTGTCTGCTGTAATATATTTGCCTTTTCGTCTTCAAGCGCCTTATATTCAGCTTCCATTTGCTTTATTATGGCGTTGTTTTCCTGCTCTATCTGATAACGCTGTTCGTCTCGCTCTATCTCTTTGAGTTTGTCTAATGCTTCCTGATATTTTTGTTTTCCCTCTATTGTTACAGCATTCTTATATTTCTCAATGTCTGACAGGGTTTCAGCCTTATCTTCTGCCCGGTCTTCCACTTCCCATGATTCTTCTAGAGCACTGAGCTTGTCGTCGAGCAAGTCCTTGACCTCGTCCATACGTTCCTTAGCCATATCCAGCATTTCGTCGTATCTGTCCTCTGTGGCTTTATATAATTCAAGCCGCATTTCGTCAGCCTGACGGCGAGCATATTGCTGTTTAGTCGGATCCAGGCTCTCATCTTGCGACCATTGTGTATATTTATCTATTTTGCGCTGGTAAAAATCAAGCTTATTTTCTCCAATTTCTTCCCAGCCGTATACCCCCGCTTGCTTCTCAGTCCAGTCTGCGTCGTCTTCCCATTCGCTCAATTCGTCTCTGACCGCGTCATACATTTTCTTATCCAGCTCTGCCTCTACCTTAATTCTGACTACCTTTTCTTCATCGGTCAGTTCTCCGAGCCCTGCAAAATATTCCTCTACTTCTTTTCTCTGTCTATTAACCGCCGCTATCGTGTCGGCAGCCGACATATTGTTATACTCTTTTTCATTATCTATCCAGTCGTCCGAATAATCCAAATAACCGTCTAAAAATTGCTCTGTGTAATCAAGCCTTGTGTCAAAATAATCTTCCCAGGTGATTAATCCGTCCTTTGCCGCTTGAACATTACGCTGGTTTACCGTCTGCCAAACAGCGCCCATGCTTGTACCCATTTCGCCCCAGTCGTTTATACTGGCGTGTAAATCAATATACGCCTTAGAGGCAGCATTTGCGTCGTCAATAAGCTGCTGGCTGTACTTATGTAATTTTAGTGTTGCGTCTTTCCATTCCTGCGTGTCGGGTGCGAAATTTTCATCACGGTATACGGCGAGGTTATTATAGTATTCTTCCTGAGATGTCCAGCCCATATCAAGAGCAAATTCCATTGATTCCAGGTTTTGGCTCCACATCTCTCTTGTATAATTAACTATTTCTTCCTCAATCTCTTTTATAACCTCAGCGTCAGAAGCAAATTTCTGTTTCATTTGGTCGAGCCATTCAAGCTCTTCCCATGCCGGAATTATGTTGTATGAAGTTTTGCGTATATGTTCCCTGTCAGACTTAGCGTTTTCCCAGTCCTCGTTGTTCTTGCCGCTCGCATAGCGTGGAATTCCCGCGCCCGACATTATTTGTCTTGTTTGCTTTGCAGTATAAATTTTATCGTGTAATTTTAAATCTATTGGAACGTTTTTGCCTTCAAAAATATATCCAACACCATCGCGTACAACAAGTTCCCTAGGGTCTGACACTCCTTTTTCATCATTGATAATACCAAATCCGGGTTTGGCGTCCATTGTCCCTTTAGCTGTTATTCCGTTTGCTAAAGCATTTGGACTAGGCAACCCCCCTCTTACTACTGTATTTATTGTTATTGTTTTAGATGATGGTATTGACCTAATTGCCGAAGCCACTTGATTCGCTACTGGACTTGCGTTATCGCTTGCTGTAATTGAAGTGTGATGTGACTGCGGAATTCCATTAACAGAACCAGTTGCATTATTTGCAGGCGCGCTCGCTCCATCACTTGCTGTAATATTTGTATTATGTGAATCAGGGATATTGTTCACTGCCTCTGTTGCATTATTAGCCGGTTCACTAGCTCCATCGTTTGCAATAATTTGTACTGTTCCGGTCTTCCCATCTATATCAGCAATTTTATTGCCAACCTCATCAAAAATTTCATAGTTACCGTCAGCAGTTACTTCCACCCTTGCCGCGCGTCCGTCCAAATCTCCGACCGCACTGTTTATTTGTTCAACAGTCGGTGTCGCTCCGTCTGCTACCTCTAATCTGACCTGTCCTGTTTTTCCGTCTATCTCAGCTATTTTAATACCTGCTTGATTTAACACGTCATAGTTTCCCTCTGCATTAACTGAGACAGTAGCGGTCTTGCCGTCAATTTCAGAAATTTTATTTCCGGCTTTGTCCAAAACCTCATAATTCTCTGTTTTGGTATTAAGTTTTATATCAACATGCTTTCCATTTATCTCTTGTAACTTACCGTCAACTTCTGTAATTGTTGATATATCACCTTCTGCGGTAATATGTATACGTTGATTATCAGAAAGTACGCCCATAGACCTAGCAAGTTCATTAGCTTGTTCTGTTACTACCTCTAAACCGCCGTTAGTTGCCGCCGCACTCGCTATATCTCTAAAACCATTCTTTATAAGTGCGGCTCCTACCGCTGTATCTTCTGCGCTTGCGTTGAATTTTTGGCTTGTATTTATATATTTATCAACAGTATTATTAATGTCTGCGCCATTCTCAATTAAAGCGGTTCCGGCACTAGCTAATGATTTAGATATATCATCTGCACCTGCCCCGGCTTTTGCGGCATTGCTGGCAAAGTCGCTGAAAAAGTTGCTTATACCATTATCACCGCTTTTTGCTACCTGGGCTATATTTTTAAATCCCTGCTGTGCAACAGTTAATTGCTCTGTTATGTCACTGGCAAATTTGTCAAATCCCATTTCTTGAGTATAGGATTTCACATCACCCAAAGCTGTTTTTATTCCGCTTAAAGCCTGAGAATATTCACCGTTCGCAAGCTGTTCAGGCACTAAAGCACTTGTTACATCTGCAACGCCCTTCACAGCTTCCTTGTATTGTTCCACCTCTGCACTGGATTTGTCAAAATCAGCAGATAAATTGTTGACCTCTGTCTGCGCGTCGCTCAATGCTGATTTTAAATATCCAATACCCTCATCAATATTAGCGTTGCCATAAGGGTCTGTCAAAGCATGAGCTTTTACTTTATCAGAGACCCCCTCAGCTTCATACATTGCATTTAATGTCTTTTCGTAACTTTCGGCTAATTCATTTTGTTTCTTTATATATTCATCTCTCGGCATACTTTTTTCTGCTGATTTTAGTTCATTTTGCTCTGTCCTATAATCGGACATGATGTCCTTAGACTTTGCGAGTGCCGATGAGTATTTGTCAACCGAATTTTGCGCTGTCTGTAATTGATTATCATAATCTTTCATGTTGCTGACAGCTTGACTAAAGTCGCTTTCATTAATCTGTTGCTGTAGGTCTCCGCGCTGACCTCTTAAATCGCTTGTAGCCCTATTACCTAACTTTTCTAGTGTTTTATTTAAATCACCATCATTTGCAGTTAATGTTATATTATATTCTTGCTCAACCTGGGCTTTTAGTTCTTCAAGTTTCTTTTTTGCTCTGTCTACCTCTTCCGTATCAGTAGAAGTTTTTATTGTAGTTTCAAGCTGCTGTGCTTCCGACTTCCACCCCTGTATCTTTGTATATGTATCTAAACTCTTTTTAGTAGCCTGAATTTGTTCGTCGGTAGCCTTTACAACGTCGAGTTGGGCGTCATGATATTCTTGATAAGCTTTTACACCAACTACAGCCGCCGCACCAACAGCCAAAATTCCACCAGCTGCCGCTAGGGCTACAGGTCCCATACTAGCTAATGTTGGTGCCGCAACTCCTAATTTCCCCAAAGTTTCAACAAAATTACCTACTCCCTTTGCAGTCCCGGCTATTACTTTTGCGCCTGCACCCATACCAATAAGCCCGGTGCCGATATTAATAAGTCCTTGCTTACTGTCATCATCCATATTAGCAATATCCTGAGCAAAATCTTTTATTCCGCCGGATACATTCTTGATTGTCGGTAAAAATGTTTCCCCGATACCCCGTGCGGCTTCAACCAAGTTATTTTTAGTAATTTGAACTTGACTTGCTGTTGTCTCTGCTTTAGCATTAAATTCTTTTTGCAGTGCTGTTCCCTCTGCCCATGCAGTGTTTGAATGTTCTAATGCGTCAGCCAACAAATCTATACCTGAGCTTCCTGCAAGTTTCTGCAACGCCTGAAGGTCTCTTATATTGTTAAATCCTAAATTGCTTAATGTAGATATTTGGTCGTCTGTCTTAGATAACCCTTTCAAAAAGTCCTGGAACGCTCCGCTTGCGTCTGTGTTCCATTGTTCTTTGAATTCTTCTGAACTCTTTCCGCTTAGCTCGGCAAAGGTTTCTAAATCTTCTCCGCCCTCTGCTACTGACTGGTGCATTTGCATCCAAATTCGGGACACTGCGCTACCGCCCGACGCGGCTTCTGCTCCTAAAGATGATAATGCTGTCGAATACGCTAGCACGTCCTGAGCTGATATACCAACATTCGCCCCTGTAGACCCCATATACATAGCCATATCAGCTATTTCAGCCTCAGTCGTAGCGAAATTATTACCCAAATCAACTATTGACGAGCCTAAATTTCCTACCTGGTCTTGCGAAACACCAGCCACGTTCATAAACCGGGCAAGAGTTTTTGCACCTTGTTCTCCTGCTAAATTAGTCGCAGTTCCCATTTGCGCCATAGTTTCAGTAAAACCTACGATATTTTCCGTCTTAATACCAAGCTGACCGCCAGCGGCCGCAAGTTCTGTCAACTGTGCTGTTGTTTGCGGAATGGCGTTTCTGCCGTCTATTCCTGTTGTTGATAAATCTATTATACCTTGTCTTACTTCTTGAAGTTGCTGAGGTGTGCCATCTACAGTCTTTTTTACATTTGCAAAATTATCTTCAAAATCTATCGCGAATTTAGCAGAAGCTACACCCCCGGCCGCAAGGGCAACACTTGCAAGCTGAATAGGCTTAGTTATTGCGTTAATGCTCTGTCCTGCTTTTTGCCAGCTTTCCCCAACATCTTGTAGATTTAAAGCCTTTTCCATGTTAACAATAGCTTTTTGGTTTTGAGCTAAACTTTCATACTGTTTGCTTGCGTTTGAAACAGCTGACTTTGCAGAATTATACGCCGCACTTTCTCTTTTCAATGCGCTTTCATTGCTCAGAATTGATTTTGATACTTCATCGTGCTGTTTCTGCAATCCTTTATATTCATTTTGTGTCCACTGGATTGCCTTAACATTATCCTTATACGCCTGACTATTTTTATTCAGTCCTGCATTGGCAGATTCTAAGGCCTGAATCTCAGCTTTTTTTGAAGTCATAAGACTGCCTATAGCCGATTTCTGACCGTTTAGCCCTTTTATATTTTCGTTCAGCTGTTTAGTATTTTGCTTATACGCTTTTTCCGTTTCAGCTAATATACTTCGCTTTTGCTTTAGGCTTTCGGCCGACTTTGCGACTATCTTATCATATCCGCCCATTTGCCGGGTCTGCTCTGCAATGCTTTTTACGCCTTTTTGCGACATTGCATTCATACCGGATAATTCTGACTGCACCTTTGATATAGTGGAGCTTAATGACGACGCGTCACCCGTAAATTTTACAGTTAATTCCCCTAAATTTCCGCTCATATAATCCCGCCTTTCTTTCCGCAACAAAAAAGCACCCCTAAAGGGTGCCAATCACAAAGCAAAAAACACTGTTTAAAATGCTTTTTGCTTTGTGCAGTCCTAAAACTGCACAATATAATTTTATAATCCATTCATCCAGCCGAGACTGGGAGGCAAATTTGTGACAGAGTTTTCCTCCTCGTCTTCGTTTAGTGAAATTAACATTTCCATTAATTTAACCGGATTTTGTCTTGCAAGCTCGTCGGGCAGTATCCCTTTTGACTTATACATTACTCCATATATATCATTAAGATTAAAAGTTTCGTCACTGTCCGACTTTACTGGTTTTTTATAAGTTCGTTTACTTCGCTTATTGTATTGAGGTAAATGTCAAGCAATTTCCGACACAACATATCTTTTTCTGCGATGGACATTGTGTCAATGTATTCTTTATTAGCCGCTGTGCCTTTAAACATGCTTATTAGTACACCATAACACAACTTGCAAGCGCCTGAATGCCCTCTTAAATGCTTGTCCTGCATATCTGCGTAATCCTCAAAAGCAAACGGCCTTGATTGAACTTCTTTGCCGTTAATCTTTATAGTCAATATATTTTCTATGTCTTTTGCCATGGACTAAACCCCCTGTTCCGGTGTTGTTGACGGATACCAGTTCGGGTCTGTGAACCAGTTTTCTACAGCCTGTTCTTCCGTCACTCCATCAGGCAGATTGTCTGTATCTATATAGTAATATCCCTTACCGTCAGAATCACGGAATACGGCTGAAAATGTGGCTTTGGCTGTCTGATGTTCGGGCGCGCCCTCAGAAGCTTTTGTCTTGCCTCCAATATTTGAGGCAAAACCATATTTGCCCTTATAGTACCTAACCAAACGTTTTACACCGTTGGCTTTTTCAATCACCCAAGCCACAGCAAAATATTCAGCCTTTGCCGCTGTGTCTTTATTGAACTCCACGCCGTTGTCTACAAGTTCCGCACCTCTCCACATTGCGTCAACCTCGGGCGGTATATCAGCGTTTGTAATTTCATGACCCATTTTTTCAACGTATGAATCTACTTCATACGCTCCGTTGTCCGCGTCAAATGTTGAGGTAGAACCTGAATCTGTTGGAGCGATTTCAACCGTGCCTGGCAATGTCACCGCCTCGCCGTATGTAGTCTTCCCTGTTGCTATATCATCAGCTGTTATAGGGAAAAAGGTATAATTTGATACACCAATTTTTGAATGTGGTTTATTTATTTCTTTTACTGCCATAATTAATGACCTCCTAAAATTAATTTATTGCTTTTTGTACTTCATTAGTTAATATTTCAACCGCTTCATCTTTCCCGGCTTCAAAACCGGGTTCCATGTACGGCTGTGGTCTCTGCCCCCTGGTCGTGTGCCATTGTCCTTTGCTGTCCTGATACCTCCACGGCGTTTGTCGTCCTCCGGCGTAAATACCTGTACCCATTTCGACGTATATACCGTAATCAACCGTGGGTCCTATCTCAGATGTATATTTTCCTCCACCGCCTGTTGTTTCTTCTACAATGCTGTTTCTCAGTTCTCCTGTATCAACAGGACACTCAGCTTTACACTGGGCTTGTATAGCTTTGCCGCCCTTTGCCACCCCGTTTTGTACAGCGCCGTCAAGTTTAGATGATATATTTTCTAAGTTGTCCAATATATTATCAAGCCCATCAATTTCAATATTGATTCCCATTGTCACCCCTCATTTTAAAAAAATACCTCTTTTTTATATCTCTGCGACAAATGATATAATTCATCAGGGCTTTGCCGGGGCACATCGCAATCGTATGTCCTTGTCCAGCCGTCCGACTGCATTATCTCATTGACTTTTACTCCTATATTGGATAACTGCACGGGCGAATTACTCCAAATATCCACAGCAAACTTGCTTACTTGTGACTGCTCGGCGTTATCGGCGTGAAAGCCCTCGTCAGTTGTCACTTTTCTAAACGTAATAACAGGCACGGCGTTAAAATGAAACTCCGTGCCATATTTAACCGTTATTCCTGTACTTTCGAGCAGTTTTTTCACCCGTGGAATTAAATCAATCAATAAAACCCACCCCCGTATATATCACTTGCGCCGTTCTCTCCCGTGTTAACGTTCACGCTCTCATCTTTTACGGCTGTTGGCAGCTTGTTTAAAAGAGCCATTGTGTAATCGTCCCAATGTTCGGAATACTTTACTGTATAGCTTATATTTTCACCTTTCAAAGCGACCCTTGCGCCTTCTTCAAGAAATGTACAAGGCTCGCAGTAAATACGCTTTACAGTCTCAATTTCAAGTCCGTATTCTTCCTGTGCTAGACCTCCGCTGTATGGTTGAATATCTGCTGTTATTTCAGCTTTAAGTTCAGCGCCGCTGTATACCTCAATCGTTTTTTTCAGGTTCATCAAAATCACTCGGAACCCTCCCTTTACGATTAATAAACGGCTTTAATCTCTCGCGGTAATTATTGAGAAAATGACTGTCGTTAGCCGTACTGTCCTCATAGCTTTTGCTTACAGAGCCCTGTGTTTCCGACTTCACAACCTTGTCTGCTTTTTCCTGCCCATAGCTTGCGCGCCTATATCGGTCGGCGGTCATAACCGGCAAAAGGCTTTCAAGCTCTTGCGGAAAATCTGATATTCTGCAATAGTTTAAAATCAGATTTATGTTATCCTCAATTAAAAAGGACAGCAGGTTATCCCTGCAGTCCCCCTCTATCCCTAGAAGCATTTTTGCGGTTTCTAGCGCGTTCGCTTTGTTTAACATTGGTTCTCACCTCCGCCTTCGGCTTATCGTCAGATACGGCTTTTCTTGCTTTCCTGTGTCTGCTTAATAACATTCCCATAGGGTATTACTCCTTTGCGCTAATCTTGATGGCCTTGGCGTCGTCCGCGATGTGCGTTGTATAGTGCTTGTCGGCTGTGATAACCGTGGTTTTATTAACAATATCTCTGTCATTTTCAATCTCGGTATCGCGCTTTAGGTAAATCGCAAGCGCACCGGGCTTAACGATATAGTTCGTATAAGCGCCGTTCTCCGCCTTAATCTTGTTGGAAAGCACAACTTGACAGCCGTGTATCATGCCGACCGTGCCCTTAATTATAATATCCGCGCCGATGTCGGTCGCTTTAATCCAGTCCTCGGATTTTCTAAGCTCCGCCAGCTGTGCCGGAGCGATAAGCAGAACCTTTTCACCGTCTATGTCCTCTCCGAATTTAACGAGTGCGTCCGCTATAAAGTTTGAAGTCAGCGTTGCCGTGCCATCTCCGACTGTCATAGCGGATATGATATTATCAAGCACAGCAAGCACATCATTGTCAAGCTTGTTTGCTATTGACAACCCAAGCTGATTTACCGCCTCGCCCATAGGGTCGCCATAGCCGCTTAGAACGGACTCGTCCGTAAGCTCAACGCCCTTGCCTGCCTTTTTAACGCTTACCTTGGTGGTCGATGTCGCCATTTTCTCAATCGGAATAGCCTCGCCCTCGCCCACGTCCTCCGCGTCACCTATGTACGCATACTTTGGAAGCGTGACGGTATCGCCCGGCTTTCCCTGCAATGTTCTGTCAATGGTCGCAAGCGGGGCAAACTTCATAGCTGCCTCAAGCTTTGCCGATACCATAGGCGCCATAACCTCGGGATTTACCATGTTTTCAAGCTTCGTTGTTCCTGTTGCCATTATTGATTACCTCCTGTTAATTTTTCATAAGTTTCTTTGTCCTCGTTATACAGCTTGACGCGCTCTGCATAACTCATTTTGTTAAAAGCCTCTTGCGTTATTGCAGCGGCTTTGTCTGTCCCCGCCTTTGGGACAGTTCCTTTCAGCTTATCGACAACCGCAGCTTGCACCTCTTCGTTAAACGCCTTTTCAAACGCGTCTATATTCGCCTTTGTGGTTTCGGCGTTGTCCTGCGCCAAAAATGAAGCGAATTGAGGCGAAAGTCCTTTGTCCATAAGTGATTTACCCGTTTCAAATTCAAGCTTTTCACGCTCATATTTCGCGCGTTCTTTCTCAAATTTTTCCTGTTCCTTTTGCCGCTCGGCTTCTGCTCGTTCGTCCGCGTTCAGCTTGGCAAGACGTTCACTTTCGCTTATTGCTTCCGACAACCTTGTTTCAAGCTCTGCGTCCCACTTCTTGCGCGCCGCCTTTAACGCTTCATCAATTTTGGATTGAACGTCATCAGTGCCGCCAGTGTTGACAGCCGTCCCTGCGGCCGGTTCTTTAGGTTCGGTCGGCGTTGCCAGGTCTGCAACATTTTGCCCTGTTTGGGGCGTTGCCATAGCGCCGCCTGTCTGTTTTGTATTTTCTGCCATTTAAAATCCTCCTTTCAATTTTGGGTATAAAAAAAGAGCGTCTCCGCTCATCATCTTTATTTATTTTAATTAATTTGTTGGGTCTCTTGACCTCATGTCATCACCTCATTTTTGGTATAATAAAAGCGCCCCAAAGGACGCTTTTAAGTTAAGCTACTCTCAAATAAGCTCAAATAAACTAAACATTGAGAGTTGTTTGATAATATATCTCATCATATAACCATTGAAGCTCACAACCCAAATCAGTCAAATAATCCTGATTGACCATACCATATACTATTATAGCTTCATCAGCCGCCGACTGAAATTCTCCTATATCATTACTGTTAATCTTTATATTAAATTTCTCATCATCAAATTCTAAGTTTCCGCCTTCATAACATTCTATAACATACTTTTTTATTAAGTCATATTGTTTTTTATTAAATTTATATAACATGCTAATTTCACCTTATTTCGCTATGTGGATTTGTTTGTATAAGATTTCCCGTTCTTTGGTTTATTGAAACCTCACATTTATCAGAAACATACTTGGTACTACATTTCTTTTTCCTTACCCTTCCATGTAGCAATGCCTCTTTTATATCCTTAATTTCAACGCCGTTTCTAGTTCTGCCTGTTATTGGGTCTTTATTGGTTCCAAACACTCGTTCAATAAAATGCTTGCTTTGTGATTTTATTTTAATTCCGTCAACTGTTGTAAGTCCTATCAATTCGTCGGATATTATCTGCTTATACTTTTTATAATCTTCAAACGATGTAAATGCTGAAATCATATTTGTGCTTCTCGACTTATAATAGTCTTTCAACGATTCCCATAACTTATTATCATTATACTTCAAATCCTGAAACAACGCAAACGTTTTCGGCACATTCTTCTTTCCCAACACTTCAACATACTTTGCATACTGCTTTTTATCACCTGACAGGTTTTTATACTGTCTCACGTGCAGGTCAAACGCTAACCTTTGCTCAGGATTAAGGCTCTCAATCCATTCATTGTAATTCATACCCTTTATTTTATATCCCTTGCCTGTCAGAGGGTCGCGCGCCCAGCGTCTTGCATAGTCTGTCGGCATTGTTGTTGTACATCTGCAATGCGGGTGCATAGGCGGATAATTTACACCACCTACCGCCTCACTGACTTTAAATATCTTATTATCAAGCGGCGAACAACTTTCGCACGTCCTCTCATCAAGCGTTGCAAGATATTTGTATTGTTCTATTCCTAATTCTTCATAAGCCCTCAATTCAGCCATGTTCATGAAATAACTGACCTGCGTATTAACCAGCCTCTGCGCGTTATACTTTGATGTTTCCATTATCTCAGCAAGCCGGGCAGCCATTTGCGTATATCCCGCATGGCTCATTATCCCTTCTGTAATTATCTTCTGCGACTGTTCAGCGACCTTTGCCGTGTTATTCCACACTCTATCGCTAAATTGTTCGCCATGCCACTTACTCCCAAGCATTTCATTAACTGCGCGCTTAGGTATAAGAGAAAAGTATACACCTACATTACAGCCTTTTGCTATGTCGTGAACGGTTCTGTAATAGCTTTCTTCTATAACCGTATTGTATAAAGTCTTAGTTTTCTCTATCTCCGTTAGTGCCTTTTCTTTGAAATAAGCATATACATTAAGCTTAACCGCTTCTAAACGGCTAATTCTTGCCCCGTATGCCTGCGCGTGTATCTTGCGCATAAGTTCAAGCCGCTGTTTTGGATCTTCCGTGTCTTTTAATATTTCAGACAGCCTATCTGCTATTTGGTTCTGCGCCGCTTTATTAATAAGCTGTTCGGCTTCCTCGGCTGTGATTTGTACACCATTTTTGTATGTGTTGAATATCTTTTTTATTTCTTTGTCGATATCTTTTATGATACTGTCATACATACGCCTAAGCTCTTGTATTGTGTATGCTCCGCGGTTGTGTGCATCAAGTTCGCGCATTAGCGCAACTCTCAGCCAATAATCAGCACTTCTCATCAGTTAAATCTTCAAGCGCTGTATAATCCGCGCCCGTGCTCTTTCTGTAAAGTTCCTCGCGCTTTATCTCGCGCTCTACGCGGCTTTCCTCCTGCTTTTCCACAAGCTCCATTTCTTCCGCTGAATCGGACACAAAATCAAGCTGCTCAAGCAGTGTTTCATCAGATACAAGACCGCGCAGATAATTAATCGTCTGTGCCAGCTCCAAATTATTCTCAGGAAGATTTCGATTGAAGATAAAGTCAACATCTCCCGAACTTACTACACTCATACGGCTTAGTAAAGATAAATAATGGACATATAGGTCAAATCTTTCTTTAAGTCCAAGAACTAAAAACCGTTCCTTATTCTTAACATGCTGTTCAAACCCCAAAAGCTTGTATCTTATAGCAACGCCGGAAAGGTTATTGCCGAAATTCTCGTCTGTGAGGTCGGGCGTTAATGAAAATTTATGTAAATCGTCCTTGATATTATTCCTCAGTATCTCTACATCAGTCTCGTTTAGAACCTTTTGTAAATATTTTGCTTCCGCGTCCGGCGTGAAAGACATCATTATTTTTTCAGTCAATAATTCTTTGGCTTTTTCGCTGTCAACCTCTACGTTTTTAAGGAACAATATAGCGTCTACAAACTGCTCCTTATCATTAACGCGGTCACTCATCAGCGTGTTGTATGCGTCTATAAGACCGATAAGCTGTTCAAAATCGCCCTGCTTGTCTTCATTGTTGATATACTCAATCATCGGCACCCTGCCAAATGAATGCGCCGTCCTCTCTATTTCTTCATAAACGCTCCCTCCCCCTGTGCTTCGGTATTTTATAACCTCGTTTTCTGTATAAACATTAGCGACTTTACCCACTTCCAGACCGTCTATATCTGTTATCGTGTAGTAATGCACACCGAACAGTTTTCTTTGCTCTACAGTATCATCATAAACAATAAACGCCTGCCGCGGTTCAAGCACAGCAGACTTCGGTTTGGAATCTTCGTTCGCATAAACCAACTCATATGAATGTCCGTAAATAGACATATCCCGTACAATCCGGCTGTCTGTATTTTGTATCTCGCTTTCAAAATATGCGTTCTTTAACGGTTCGATATCAATACCGTCTGCCGCACTGTACGCAATAGGCGCGCCGAGCAAATAACCTTGTGTCATATCAACTATGTACTTCGCATGGTTACATACCGTTTTGTTGTTCGGCAAGCCTTTGCCTTTAGGTCTTCGATAAAGCACATCATGTTTTCCCAAATAATAATCTTTAAGCTTGATAAGCCGTGCCGTATCTTCAGCACGTTTATTAATCAGCTTTCCCAATATTCTTCCGTCAACCTCTTTTACCGTCTCAGCGTCAACTATCATATACCCAGCTCCTTCCTGCTTCTTATCTCAATACCTCTGTTACTCATATCATCTTCCAGCGCATACCTAACCGCGTCAATTGTGTGGTTATCCTTGTCAGGGTAAGAAGCTTTAAACTCACCTCTGCTGTCACGTTCAAGCTCGTAGTTATAAAACTCGTTGGCAGCATGCGGACACCGCACAGGGTCGATAATTATTACTTCAAGCGACTGCAGGAACTTAATACCATACTCAATACTATCGGGCCCTTTCTTTGCTCCGCGTACTTTAAGGCCATATCCTCTTAACTCCGCTATGCTTTTAGGTTCCGCGCTGTCGCAGACAATGTAACCGTCATACACCTCGCACCCTTGGATCAACTCCGCCGCCGCACGATTTGACAAGCCGACTTTGTATATTTCATCCATGAGGTACAGCCGCTTCCGTGTCTTGTCATAGTGGCAGACGAGATACGCAAACGGGTCAACCGCATACCCAAAGTCAATTCCCCGCCTGATCCGGTCAAAAACCGCAATCTCTTCTTCGCTTATCTCGCGAACATCAAGGTTTGTAAACACCTCGCCGCCCGTTCCGGTAACCTCTCCCAAATACTCGTGGTTATAATTACTCGGTTTCGTCTTCTTTAAATGCTCCGCCTCCAAAATAAACTGTTCGCCGAGCCACTGAGGAGGAACGCTTAAATATGTGCTGTGGTGTATCACTCTGTCGCTTCGCGTTGTCAATACCTCTTCATTTACCCAATTCCGTTGACTTTGCGGAGGGTTGTAAGAGTAAAATACATTATACATTTCACCTCCGCGCATAAGTGACTGATTAATCGTACGTATCTCTTCCATGCCTCCAAATTCGTCCACTTCCTCATACCAAATATAACGAATATATCCTCTGTGCACCTTGGTAGATTTCAGTTTCTTGGGCTTATCTGCTCCCCTGAATAATATCCGCTGCCCTGTCGGAAGATATATCAGTTCAAGCGGCGACAGCTTGAATTGCCAAAGGTGTGATACTCCGAGTTTTTCTATCGCCCACACAAGCTGTTCATATACACTGTCTTTAAGATAAAGTCCCACCTTGCGAACTACAACGGCATTAGCACTCGGATTACTCATTATACCAAGCACAATTTCCACGCTGATAAAAGAAGATTTTGTGCTTCCTCTGCCGCCCTTTAGCCAGTAGTGTGTATGCCCGCCTCGCTTAATATCATGGTGAAGAGCATAAAAAGAAGGCGCGATAAGGTCTGTCAAACTAACCACTATCATCACCCTTTGGAATATTGTCTAAAATCTGAACCTGCGCTATTCCATCAACCTGCGTTCGTTCTGTAAACAGTGTGTAATACTTACCAAGCAACTCTGCCGCTTTTAAACGTTCTTTTTCATCAGGAGATTTTTCAATGTGCTTCGTCTTCGAAAAGCCATCTCCCCGTCCCTCAACAACAAGCACCTCCGCTTTACTTTTACCCCGCATTACTGACGTGAGATACTCTACAACCTCCTGCGCATCTGCTGTCTTTTCGTTGTGCAGCTTCTCAATTTGCTCACTAATATATGCTTTAATCTTAGTATTTCTTAGCAGTTTAGAAGCATTTACAGCCGCCGAATCATTATTTTTTACATTGGGATAAGCGTTCTTATATGCTCGAGTCCCATTCAAATCTATCAAATATTCATCACAGAAACGTTTCTGTTTTTCAGTCAAATATCTCACCTCCAAATCACATCACAGCCGCCCGCCCCTCAGCAAATTTATGATGTACAATTCCCACAAGACCTAAAACTAAAAGAACCGCCCCAAAAAGGAAAACGGCTCTTAAACAAAAAATATATAAAAGGAGAAATTACTTTGCATACCTTTCATAATACAATTATAACATGTGATTTTCGTATTTTTCGTACTTTTTTAAAAAATTATTATGTTTTTTTCTCGGAACCTGTTCATCACCATTGCCTACTTTAAAAGCAATCTTTTGGAATGTCCACCCCTCAATATATCTGTATCTGAAAATTCGCCTTGTTTCGCTGTCAGCAATGTTGTTAATAAATTCATTCAATGCGTGATATTCGGCTTTTAATAACCCCAACTCTTTTTTTAACATATCACGTGTGTGGTCGCACTCTCCTGTTTCCACTTTCATGTTATGTTTTATGTACGGGAATTCCCTGTCCGACCCCTGCACAATGTCAGAACTTTCAAGCATTTGTATCTGTTCGGCCAATTCTTCAATTTCTGCTTTTATACTTTTGTACTGCCTTAATCTTTCAGCTGTCATAAGATTTATCACATCCAGTTTGATAATAATTCTTTGTCTGTTAAATTACTTTTTTATCCATATAGTTTCAGTCCTTTTCCATAGCGCACAAAAACGCAATATTGCAAGCCAAATGCCACAAATGCGGCAGTCCGCTTTCTTCATCTGCACCCAAAGGGTCATTTATGTATGACACAAAGTGTCTGAAAGCCGCGTCTCTGTACCTTTGCGGTTCAACATCTTTCCAGCTGTCACTATCTCCATACTTTTTTGCTCCATACTCTCTTACCATGGCAACCGCTGTAATTATTTCTGTCGGGCACAAGGTAAGTTTCGGCTTTCCTTCGTCATATTTCATCTTGTCCCTCCTTGTTATAAATTTATTTCTCAATAAGTTCTACATCACTTAGTTGCACATGAATAACACAATTTGCGTTTTCGTCATATAGTTCTCCGTCATATTCGATTCTATCTTCATGAATATTTTTAAAACATCTACTAGCATAAAAGACATAGTTTTTATTTTTATAACGAACTATACTTTGTTGCATAATTGCTTGTTTAACTTGTTTTAACTCCATCTTACAAATCCTCTATCCTGATATATATTCCGGGCTTTTCAGCCCAAAATTTTTCCACAATTTCACTTGCCACCAAATTATCATCTGCCCAATACCCCAACTTTGTCATTACATCCTTGAGTAACTTCTGTAAATTGTCCGTATCCGGCTTAGTTATTTTATACTCACCGTCTCTGTGATTTTTTCTCGGGAAACACCATTTTACAATAAGCCGAACTCCACCAATATATTTTTTTACTGGAACAAATCTAGCTAAATGTGACATAAGTTTTAAGCGGGCGTCTTTTAAATTAGACGGCTCATAAAAAACCGGTTTACCTTTTATCACACTGACTTTCTTTTCTTGATGAGTAACAGTTGGTGGAATAATTGCAACAAAAAATTCAGTTGTCATAATCAACACCACTCCAACATCCTGATTCAGCGTCATATTTTATCGCTTCGGAATTTTTTATATTGTTCCAGATATAATTTAAAATTTCAGGTTGCATTATAAGCCATTTAATAACTTCACTATTTTGTATTTTAAATTCTTTGCCCGGAATTGAATGTCTCAGTTCAGGCATTCGTTTAACTGCATCTAACAATTTGCTTCTTTGTGTTCTCATATTTTTTGTTCACCCCTCAGTTTTTGTTTTACTCTTGAAAAAATTTTTTGTCAGTGACAGGGGGAGGCGTTGTTGTGCGTGAGCTTCGCACAACGACTTACCCCACTGACCCGTGAGGGAAAGGGAAAATTATATATTTATATATATAAATTTCCTTCCCGATTTCCCGATTGCGCTCTAACCCACATTTTTACGCGGTTTTCAAGACTTGAGGGAAAAAGGGAAATTTCCTTGTTTTTTCCCAATTTCCCTTGAGGGAAAAAGGGAAATTTCCCTTTTTTTCCCGATTTCCCTCTCGAGATTTAAATTATTTTTCATATATAAATCCGTTTTTAATATACAGATTAGAGCTTGAATTAACATAATTTCTTATGGTTTTTTCTGATTTTTCCATATATTCCGCAATCATTTTGAGTGTCACATCACCATCAATTTTACAAACTTCATATGCCGTTTCAATTGTTTTTTTATTTTCTCTTTGTTTAACATTCTTTTTATTTGATTTAGATTTCCAAGAATGAGTATCAGATTCAGCTGATAAATCCTTAAGAATATTTGTATCATCTATTCTGTGAATAGGGTAATCGAACCATAAATTAATTGGTTCAAATTTAGGAAATTCTCTTAACGTTCCATCTATACGCCATGCTGTACGGCTTTTATTTTCATCTTTAACCTTCTTAATATCTTCAATCATCAGTTTATATGTATTACTCTGTAACAATTCTGCTGAAAGTTCTAACATAGTCCTAGCGCTGCATAAATCATCCTGAGAAACCTCGTTATCTTTACTAAAACGTTTTATCCATTTGTAGCATGTTTTACACACTAAAACATCTTCCTGTTGTTTTAAAACATCTTCTGTTAATTCTAATTCTATCAAATCAATAAGAGCGTCAGGGTCACGAGCAAAAACTCCGCTGCCGGATGCCCTATCCATACTTCTTTTGCCGCCTTGTGCTCCCTTTGAATGATGATGGCAATATATTACCGCACAGCCCAATTCGGTACAGACCTTGTCAAACTGATTACAAAACTTTGCCATTTGGTCCGCGCTGTTTTCATCTCCTGTAATAACTTTATATATTGGGTCAATAATTATTGCTATATAGTCTTTTTTCACGGCTCTTCGAATTAGTTTAGGCGCCAGCTTGTCCATTGGCGCTGATTTTCCTCTTAAGTTCCATATATCAATATTATTAATGTTATCAGGATTCCAGTTTAAAGCAGTATAAACATCTTTAAATCTATGAAAACAGCTTGCCCTGTCCAATTCTAAATTAACATATAAAACTCTGCCTTTAGTACAATTCCATTTCAGCCATTTCTTGCCTTCAGCTATAGCACAGCACATTTCAATCAGAGCATATGATTTTCCGGCTTTTGAAGGTCCAGCTATAAGCATTTTATGACCTTGTCTTAATACTCCATCAATAAGAGATGGTGACAATTCGGGTAGATTATCCCAAATACTTGCAATGCTTTCAGGTTCCGGCAAATCATCATTAATTGTTTCAATCCATTCTTTCCATTCTTCGAAACTGGATTTTCCAATGTTTGTAGATAATAAATATTGTTTTTTCCCATTTCTTATAATTCCTGGCATTCTAGATAAGCGTGATGGATTTTTATTTTGTTTATCTATAATTAAACCATTCTTTTCACAAACCTTATATAGATATTCAACTCTTTCTCTATATTCACTATAATTATATGCCTCAATTTTCACTATAGCGTGGAGACTTTTCCCTGCACTGTACACAAGACATGCAACAGGTAATTCCAGTTCCTCAATAATAGCTTTTTGACGCCCTAAATCCATTACATCTGATTCAACCAAAGCATATCTAAAATCCGTAACGTTTTCATTTTTTATACCTTTACCATCAAGAGGGTTAAAACGTATCCAAGCTCCTGCCTTTTCACTATAATCACCAATAACCTTACATATATCTCCTTCACACTTTGAAAGCTCCTGAATTAACCTTCCGGCCGTCCTGTCACACAAGCCTTTAGACGGGAGGTACTTTCCGTTTTTCTCCCAGCTCCGAGTGACATATCCAACGTTTTCATTTGCTTCAAACAGTGTTTCTAAATATGTAGTTAATTGTTCAACAGGATTCCATTTTTGTGGTATGCTAAATTCACTTGTTTCAATCCACCCTTTATCGATTACAACTAAATCATCTTTATTGCCTATCTCAGAATTCCAATCAAAAGCAACATCTTCTTTATGAAATTTAAAACCATTATCCTGTGCCATTTTCACTATGGTTCCTGCTGTTATAGGAGAACTTGAACCGGAAAAAGTATTCCACTTTTTCTCACATTCCCCAGCATGATAACGGTTAGCGTCACGTTTGCTCCAATCATCCCAATCCTGTACTGTATATCCTTCATATTTAAGTGCCATTCCAACATTAACCCAATCCTGATAATCAAGAAATGATGGTTCTATATATTCAAGCAGTTCAACCAAATTAATGTTATTTTCCATATCCTATGCTCCTAATTCGGGATTAAATGTAGCGGGGTTAATACCATTTGGAACTCTCCACCCATTAGCAGATATTCTCGCAATCAATTTGCTTGCAGCTTCAAACTGCCATGTTCCAACATGTTTAAATCCTTTTTGCTCTAAGCATCTAATTTGTTTTGGCGTTGTCAGTCCTTCATTTTTACGTTTCTCAAGTCTGTCTAAAATTTTCGCAGCTTTACCGGAGTTTTCAATTTCATCAGGCATAATACCCAGCTTTTCGAGTGCGTTTTTCTGCTTGTCCGTTGGCGGTGACATTTCCCAGCCAAATGCCGGAACATACCCTGATAAATCTTCTGCTTGTATACTCATTTCAAATTGTATAGGGTCCACTAATTTGCGTTTCCTCTTTTTCATTTCCGACAACTGTTTAGCAAGAGCTTCTTCACGCTGCACAACAACATCTTCACTGGCTTGAACTTCTGCTTCTTCTATATCAATCGGACAGCCTGAAGCTTCAAGATTTTCAGTCATTTTTTGAGCAACTTCTTCATTTTCGCATATTAGATGAGCCGGTCTACAAAGTTCATGTCGTTCAGTGTGCCAAAGAAAATCAAGTATTAACAATTCAGTTTTACCGGTTTCAGGTGATAAACGTGTTCCCCTGCCTACCATTTGGCAATATAAACTACGTACCTTAGTTGGCCTTAATACAACAACACAATCTACACTGGGACAGTCCCAGCCTTCTGTAAGCAACATGGAATTGCAAATAACATTATATTTGCCTGAATTAAAATCGTTTAAAATCTCTGACCTATTATCACTATTTCCATTTATTTCTGCAGCCTTAAAACCATTTTCATTCAAAATATTGCAAAACTTTTGACTGGTTTTTACTAGCGGCAAAAAAACTACTGTCTTTCGCCCATCACAATATTTTTTCATTTCATCCGCAATCTGATATAGATATGGTTCAAGAGCTGTACCTAAATCACTCGTTTTAAAGTCTCCAGCCTGTGTTCCCACTTCTGTTAAATCAAGTTTTAAAGGAATTGTTTGAGCCTTAATTGGTGATAAAAATCCTTCTTTAATTGCTGATGATAATGAATATTCATATGCCATGCTCTCAAAAACCTTACCAAGATTTTTCATATCACCTCTGTCAGGCGTAGCTGTTACTCCCAATAATTTTGATTCACTGAAATAATCTATTACTTTTTGATAACTGTCTGATATACAATGATGTGCCTCATCAATAATTATAGTATCAAAATAGTCTGTATCAAATTGGTTAAGACGTTTCTGACGCATCATTGTTTGAACGGAACCAACAACTATACGATACCAGCTGCCTATACAACTTTCTTCTGCCTTTTCGACCGCACATCTTAACCCGGTTACTTTTTTAATTTTATCCACTGCTTGTTCTAATAGTTCGGCTCGATGAGCGAGTATAAGTACTCGCTCGCCATTCTTTACACATCTTTCAGTTATCTTTGCAAATACAATAGTTTTACCGGTGCCTGTAGGTAATACTAGCAAAGTTCTTTTATTCCCTTTTTCCCATTCGGCAAATACTGCCTTTTCAGCTTCTTGTTGATATGGTCTTAATTCCATTAGAATTTACCTGGTGTGAATGATTTTTTTGGTGCAGATTCATCGGGAGCGTAAAACCTTTTTATATCATTATAAATATTTCCATTATATTCACGATGTCCAATTTTTGCTCTTCCTCTTGCTCCGACAACTTCATTCCAATTCATTTTCAATTTTTCACCATGCTTTCTCTGACCAATACAAGTAAAAAATGCACACAACAACCCCTCACAACGACTATGTAAAAATAATCTGTTTTGTATAAAACAAATTCCTTTGTCATTCTCTATTTCTAAAGTGATAATTGCCATATTACAAGCCGGAATTTTCTCTCCGCCTTCATATCTGCCGCGTTCAAAACCTGTTACTTTAAAATTATAGTCTCCATCCGGCAAAACGACATATTCCGGTCCATCATTTTGTATTTCATCATCCCAGCCATATTCTCTTTCTGATTCATTACTCATTTTTATTTCCTCCAAATTTTATTATTTATTTTTCTTCCCAAGGAAGTGTCTCATATTCAACTATTACTTTATATACATCATCCCAGGCGCCTATCAGAACCCCTTCTATAAACTCAGTATCAAAATTTTCAATTGGTGTACCCGATGGATAATAACCTTTTTGATGCACAACATTTTGAATCATTTCTTTAGTAACATTGTTTTCAATCATTAATTTAGCTAATTCTTTAGGGATTCCGTCAACATTAATTTTCTTCATTTGTTGTTTATTTGTTTTAGTTTCTTCATCTTGTTTCGGAATTTTATCAATAACAGCATCAATTTCTCTTTCTATTTGTTCTGTCTGATTAAGTTTAACAGGTGTTTGGCTCTGTGGTTCAAAGTTATCAAATATATTTGCAACATATTTATAATCAAATGGCAGCTCGCTTTCTAATCCATGCCTGTTTTTCGCATCCCAGCATGGATGATGAGTTGTATACATTACACGCTTTCCACCTTGAGCTTTATGTTTTTTTCCATCTTTATCAACAGCTACAGAAATTGTTTTATAATTTGCAAATAGAACCATATCAGCCCATTCCTTCACAAGAGGTGCTGTTTGTGAAGAAGTTTTCTTTCCGAGTTTCAGTTCGTATCTGTCATATGCACCAAGTTCATCAGGCTGCTCAAATTTACGTATTTGTGCATGTGCAGCTAAAGCAACATTTATTCCTGCCTCAATAACATTATCCAGCAACTTTAAAAATCTTCCAAATTCTTCTTTTATATATACATATCCGGTACCATATCCAAAATCCTCAATTCCATTTTTACCGTACTTTTCAAGTATGTTTTCTGTACAAAGCTGTTCAGCCCAATCAATTGTATCTATTGTAAGTGTTTTACAGCAGCCAGGATTTTGAATAACGTAATTAATTTCTTCTAACAATTCCATCCAACTTTGCGGGTTTGGCAATCTAGATACATTCATATGTTTTGTGCTTCCTTCTGTATCAATAAACAACGGCTCCGGAAAACAAGATAAAAAAGTTGATTTACCTATCCCTTCCGGTCCATAAACTACAACCTTTTCAGGCGTTTTTTGTATACCTTTAATTATCTTCATGAATACCTCCTGCTTCTACTTAATTTGAATATTTTGATTTTCTTCAATATGTAAACCTTCAAGTAATACACCTGATTTAATAGCTTTTTTGGCCTCCACTTTGTCAACCGCCGGTTCTGTATATTTTAAATACTGCTTGTCTACTTTGTTAATATCATCAATAACAACTGATTCACTCTTACGATATGTAATATTAACCTTTGGTGATTCAAACTTTTCACCCGCAAGAAATTCATTCAAAAATTTCTTAATACTCTCCGCTTTATTTTTGGCCACCCTTTCACGCTTTGCAAAATAATCTTTTTCGGATTTATACGCATTAACCTCAGCCATCAAATTTTTATAATAGAGAGCCAAATTTTTTATTTTATCATCTCTCATCATCTGCAGCTTATCAGCTCTTTCTGTATCAATCCCAATAACCTCGCCTGTTTCTTCATCAATTAAGATACATTGTTCAATTTCTGCGTCAATTTCATATAATTTCATGCTAAATTTCTCCTTTTCCCAGTTTGATAATTGACAATTTAATATTTTGGTGGTATTATTAAACTGATTTTATGTTATATACTTTTTATTGCCCGTTTAGTGTTCCAGCACTTGCGGGCTTTTTATTTTCTAACAACTCCGATAATTTTAAGTTTACCAACACTTTTGACATCTCCAAATATTTCATAAAATTTTTTCTTGCAGACACTTTCTGGCGGAAAGTTCCTCACTCTTAGTTCAACAATTCCTTGGTCAATATGGCTTCCGTCTTTTCTGTACAATTCCTCAAACTCCATTGCGACTATCATATTGATAACACCTCACATTACAATTTTATGTATTCTTTTGCTTTCCGGCCTTTTGGTTTCTCTATAGCACTCTTCGTCGTCTACCTCCGCGCTAAAAGCTTAATTGACTATTTATTTCATCAACTTTTTTGTCTATTTGCAAAAATGTTTTGTTATATTTAAAACAAGAACTTATAATGTTTTGCTCATTAGATAACAACATTAATTTGTTCCACAATTCCGTATGGCATTTTTTTAAACGTGCAAATTCTTTATATGAACAGTTTGGACAAAACCAGCAACCTCCGCGTTTTGCGAATTTATATATAGGAGAAAGTAAATCATATTTCTTGCATAAATCATATGCCATTTTTTCAGTATAGCCGTATCTTTGAAGCAACGATATTTTATTCGTTCCTTCAAGTTTTTTTAATCTTTTTTGCTCGTCTGTCGCGATTCCGATATATTGAATAAAAGGTTTCTTGACAGTTTTTAAAAAGTTTTTAATCGGTGGAATTTTTAACTGACTATTCGCTGCACACATTCCAGCAAGTAAAAAACCTGCATATTTACCGTTCCTTTCCGGTTTTTTGCTGCGAGTAACGACGTGATAAAACAAATCTAAATAATCCTTTTCGCTACGTAAAATTTGAACGTCATATCCCCATTCACGGAATTTTGGTATCGCTTTATTATGTATAAAATCAATGTGTTCGGGTAACTCACCGCTTATGTTATTTTTGTTGTCAAACATGACTTCGCTGAAAATTATTTTTGAAGCCGGTAAATTATGAATACGCTCAAGTATGATGCTTGCTGTGCTATCCTTTCCACCGCTCCATGAATGAATTGTTATAATCTTATTTCACCTCCACATTAAAAGTTACACTGTTTTGCGTACAGGTCTCTTTATTTTTCTCATTCTCATTTTATCTCACTCCTATACCAATTTTAATATTTCTTTGATTTTTTTCTTCTATCGTTTTAGATGTTCTGCTACACTCTTCGTCCGAAAAGTCCCACCGCCGGTTATCCGGCCTTATTACGACCTTGCGCACATCGTCAGCAACAGGCCGTCCCTCACTGTCCTCTGCGCAATTCAAAAACGCCAAAAGTATCATCATAAGCGGCACTGCGTAAAATATGGGATACCACTCAAGCAGCCTAACCATAACTAACAATACAGCGCCGACCACCGCAGCTGATATTCGTATAATCCAACTATACATTTGTCTTCACCTCTTTCTATATCAGGTCAAATTTAATTTTTTTAACTTATTTCTTCTTTTTTCTAAATCCTCAACATCAATCCCCCAGGCTTCATAAGCTGTAGCGGTACTTACAGTAAAAAAATCAAATGGCTTTTGACCTTTTTCCAACATAAGATTTCTTGCCTTTTTCTTTTTGTTGTATATCGTGCTTGCAGACTTAGTGCCAAACAATTCTCCTATCTCTTTATTTCCGATTTCAGGATATGCGTAATAAATCTTTAACGCCGTATCTATGCTGACAATTCTTACTCTTGCTCCCACTTTTTTTACCTCCTTAATCTAACAAATCAATTTCCCATTTTTCCTGCTATTGCACATATTATAATTAATAAAGCCAACCCAATAAGCACTGCATTATTACCGGCTGAAACAGCTGCGCTAATAATAAAATAAAATACAATCCCGACTAATATCCAACCAGCTTCTTTCAATTTTAACACCGCCTTTTTTATCGTATTAGTAAAGCCATAACAGATAATATTAAAGCTAATACCGATATAGCAAAATATAGAATAAATTCTTTATCCATTTCAATCAGCCCTTCATCATCCACAATATCTAGTGGTTGTTTTTTTCCTTATTTCGTGATATTATTTTGTTAGGTGATTTTCAACTACCTGTTCCAGCAAGTAGTCAATTGATTTTGCGTGTAATATCTGCTTTAACTGTTGCCATACCTTAACACTACCATCGGAGGTTCCAGCCTCTAAGCGTTGGTATTGGCGTTTTGTTATACCCAAATTTTCTGATATTTCTTGTTGTGTATAACCTAATGATTTGCGTGCATTGAGTAAGTTTGTTCTCATGTATCACCTGCCCCTTTCTAAACTCACATGACAATAATTGTCGCGTTGTGTTTTTATTATAACGACATTTATTGTCGTTGTCAAGACTTTTTTAAAATAAAATTTTTGAGGTGTATTATGGCGACATTTGGCGAACGTTTAAAAACTTTAAGAATTGAATCAAAGGCCACTCAAAAACATATGGCTCAAAAATTCAATATAACCGAACGTGCTTATCAAAGATACGAAGGAAATCAATCCACACCGAATTATTCAACCCTTCTCGCCCTAGCCGATTACTTTAACGTATCGCTTGATTATCTAGTTGGCCGCAGTGACGACCCAAAACGCTACTAATCTTTACGCATTGTTGTATTGCCGTACAACAGTGCGTTTTGTTTGTTCTCCGTCCATGTTCTCACTATCCTTTCTTATGCTTTTCTTGTATCAAATAAATCATCAATAGTACATTTTAGAATTTCTGCAAGTTCTGGCAATTTTTCGGTTCTAGGGGTATTATCTCCACTCTCCCACATTGCTACAGTACTTTGTAACACATTCAATTTTTCAGCTAACTCAGATTGGGTTAGTCCAACAGATAGTCTCAGTTCTTTTATTTTTATCATTTTCATCACCTTTCTTATCATTTAATATGATAATAACATAATTTTTATCATATGTCAACATTTAAAATGATTATTTTTTGTATTTTTAAAAAATATGTTGAATAGTATCATTTTTAATGATACTATTTATTTTACAGGACAGGAGGTGTTTGTATGTTTCAAATACAATTAAAAAAGTTTAGAGAACAATTAGGACTCTCTCAGGAAGAATTGGCAAATATTATAGGTGTTCGTCAGTCAACGGTTGGCATGTGGGAAAACGGATCTAACAAACCCCGGCACTCCACATTATTAAAACTTGCCGAAGCACTAAAAGTGTCGGTTGACGAATTGACGGGTGACAAATCGCAAACATCATCACTTGATGAACAACTCAAAGATATTGACTTTGCATTACAAGGAGAAGTTCATGATTTGACCGATGCTGAAAAGCAAGATATTCTTGACTATATTAAATTTAAAAAAATGCAAAGAGGCGATATATAAATGAATCTACTAAATTTATATGATATTGCTGAAAAGAATAATATTACCATTGATTTTTTTGATACTAAAGAGATAAAAGCGTTTTCTATACCTGGAGCAATAGTTTTGAACGCTGACAAACACCAAACGCAATGTGAGATAAAAACTTCACTCGCGCACGAACTCGGACATCACATGAAAAATGCTTTTTATAACATTACAAGCACTTTTGAAACTATGGGACGACAAGAAGAACGAGCAAAACGCTGGGCAGTTGAAAATGTAATTACATATGATAAATTAAACGAAGCTATAAAAAAAGGTATTCGTGAAATCTGGGAACTTGCCGATTATTTTAATGTTACGGAAGATTTTATTAGAGATGCAGTGGGGGTATTCAAACTACAAGGATATGAAATTTAAAAATAAAAGAGGAAATATATTATGAAAAAGCTTATTATAATAATACTATCATTAAGCACAACCGTTGCAATTTTATGTTCTTGCAGTTTAAACGGCAATAGCGAAATTGAATCGTTAAAAAAAGAGGTTGAAACTCTTAAACAACAGATTGGCGAATTACAATCAGGTAATAATTCTACAAAAAGCACTTCCTCACCAGCAAGTAAATCAACAACAGCGCCTAAGAGCAATCAGGATGCAAAAATAGATGATTTAATTTTTGAACTATCTGAAGAAGATAGAACTTCTCACGGTGAAGAAGTAATAATGTCTTACAAGGTAACAAACAATACTGAAAAGATTATATCTTATTACAGCGTTAGCATTGCGTATTATGATGTGTCAGGAACGATGCTTAATATGGACAGCAGATTTAATGATGCGGTTCTTAATCCGGGAATGTCGGCGATTACAAAATCATATTCCAATGTCAATGGTGATAAGGCTTCTGTCGCAACGTCCAAAATCATTTCATACTATTACATAACGACAGAAGCTGATGAAAACGGAAATAATAAGTTTGAGGTAAACATCGAAACAGGGAAAACAAAAAGTAGCTATGATAAAAATAGATAATATTACCTTAAAATTTAGCTTGTAAAAAAATATATATTATGTTTATTAAAAAAATTTTTTCCAAATATCTTATATCGCTGCGTCAATCAAACGGTTTGAACCAATCTAAAATGTCCGAAATACTCGCAATTTCACAAACCGTGATTAGTAAGCTTGAAAATGGAGAACGTGCCGCCTCTATTGAATTGTTATACGCCCTAGCCGATCACTTTAATAGTCGCACCCTATACGGGTGCGTGGATTGAAATCAATTCCTATCATCAAATCACCTCTGATTTATAAAGGTCGCACCCCACATAGGGTGCGTGGATTGAAATTGTTATTTATTCCCTGCTCATATAAACATTTAAAAGTCGCACCCTATACTGGCGCGTGGATTGAAATGTTCTTAAACACCTTAAGTTGTTCAATAATTCTCGTCGCACCCTATATGGGTGTGCGGATTGAAATTTCATACAAGTTGACATCATACCGCCGATATACCGTCGCACCCGTATAGGGTGCGTGGATTGAAATTACACATAAGCGCTGAATAAAAAAGTATCACGAATGTAAGAAAGGTGAAAAAATGCCAATATACAAAATGAAAGGGTCGAAAGACGGAAAACAAAAATACAGAGTACGTATTAATTATCAGGACAGTATGGGGATAAATCGTCAAATAGACCGTGTCACTTATGGCAACGCTGAAGCAAAAGAGCTTGAACGCCAATTAAATTATGATATAAAACAATCCATTCCGGCAAAGCGCATTACTGTAAAACAATTATATGAAGAATATTTGAAATCTAAAAAACATGAACTAAGAGAACAATCTATCAGATCAATAGTTACGTATTTAGATAATCATGTTATTCCCGAGTTAGGAAATTTACGTCTAGATAAATTAACAACCCCGGCACTTAAAAAATGGAAGGACGGCATAAACGAAAAAACCGTCAAAAATAAGGGGGTTAAAAAACTAAGTATTAAAACAAAACAGCATATTTATAATGAATTCAGAACAATGCTTAATTACGCTGTTCAAATGGACTACATAGAAAAGAATCCATTAAAAAAAATAGGTAATTTTAAAAGTTCAATTACACTTGAATCCGAAAAAGAAATGGATTATTATACACCCGACGAATTCAAGTTATATATAAAGGCAGCATATGACTGTGCAAAAAACAGCTCTACAAACCACGAATGGGATTATTATGTATTCTTTAATATTGCTTACTATACAGGGCTCAGAAAGGGCGAAATTCATGCTCTTAAGTGGTCTGACATTGAAGGGGACTATTTACACGTTACAAGAAGCATAGCGCAGAAATTAAAAGGTGCTGACAGAGAAACCCCTCCAAAAAACAAATCGTCTATACGCACTATACAAATTCCCATACCATTAAAAGAAATATTAAATGCTCACAAGGAAAGATATAAACAACTTGAGGGTTTCAATAACGATTATAGAATTTGCGGAGGTATAACTTCTCTCCGAGACAGTACTCTTGACAAACATAACAAAAAATATGCTGAACTAGCAGGTATTAAAAAAATTAGGATACATGATTTTAGACATTCGCACGCATCATTATTAGCCAATGAAGGTATTAATATACAAGAAATAGCTAGAAGACTAGGCCACTCTAAAATTGAGATAACTTGGAATACTTACAGCCATTTATATCCGCGGGAAGAAGAACGAGCAATTAATATTTTAAACAAAATCGTGTAAAAATCGTGTAAACAAAAATAGAACCAGCGTAAAAACGCTGGTTCTATTGCTTTTGGTGCGGGTAAAAGGACTTGAACCTTCACGTCTGCTGACACTAGAACCTAAATCTAGCGCGTCTGCCAATTCCGCCAT